ACGAAAAGGCTATGACCGACGCACAGGAATACGACGGCACTGTTGACAAGATGATCGACATCTTCACATGGGGATATGGTATCGAGAGCGAAAAACGTCTGGCTTTCCTGAACACGAACATTCGCCACTTCATTGAACCTTATATCCACCTCAACATTACTGAACTGACAACTAACCTCAACACGGCAGTTGTCGGCGGTTTCCTCTCGAAACAGACTGCATCCGAGAAACTGCCTTATGGCACACCACAGGAATGGGAGCGCATACAGGCTGAAAAGAAAGCGGAGCAAGAACATGAGCTCTTGCTTACCGAACAGAAACTTGAAATTCAGTCTGAAATCGCAATCAACCAAGCTGAGGCCATGGCAGAAATCGAAGCAGATTACACGCAGGAAACAACCACTTCGACAGAAACCGACGAAAACGGTAACAAGAAGACAACTTCCGGCAAAGCAAAGAGACGTACAAAAGGTAGCGTAGCAACAGGCCGTGGACGAAAGAACAAGTCTGGGAAGTCATGGGATGAAAACGGCAATGAGATTGACCCCATGACAGGAAAGGCAAAGTCGAAGTGGGATAAGTGGGACGCAACACACTAACAGATGGCAGACAGTATCAAAATACAATTAGACGGGTCGCAATATAGATTGCCTACGCAGGAAGACATTACAACTGCAAAGCAATTTATATTGCGACGCGATGATTTTGCCCGTGTCTTAGTATCGAAAATTGATGATAGCCTTGCTAATGCGATACAGGAAATAGTCTCAATCTGCTATAAGTACAATGTAAAGCCGGAAGAGTTTGTTATCAGCAGTGAATACAACGAGCAGATGATGAACGAGATTTCGACGGTCATGGACGATCTGGAAAGCGAGATTCTGGACTATATCTTGGAGTATTCAACCAGAGTGACTACGGACAAAGAACATACCAACGCGCTTGCGGCATGGATCGCCTTTCTTGGTCGTGGTAACAAGAACATCCAAGACACACTGGACGGCTATCTTTATAAGACTATGAAAGATTGGGAGGCTGCAATAGCGGCTCTTCGGTATGCAAACGTGCAGATGGCTGACGCTGTGACAAAGTTGAAGTCCCACCTGCATAGCATCTACACTATGCCAGAGATTATTTCTGCATTCAAACACGCAAATGATTTCAAAGCGTCCTACATTCGTAGCCGTGGAGTTATGCAAGGTGGTGTCGGACTCTCTAATAATGGCAGTACAAACGTGACTAATATGGCAAGAACTACCCTCCAGATGGCATGGATGAGACAGCAAGGGATTGACTTCTCTGAAAATGGAGCTGTAGGATATTATCAGCTCAGAGGAAGTTCCTACCCATGCGATATATGTGACAATGAAGTTGGATTCCATGTCGGAATAGAGGATATTTTCAACAAGCCACTTCCTCATCCACATTGTTGCTGCTACAGAATACCCATTCACTTAATAGAAAACGAATAGTTATGGATTTATCAAAACAAAAACAGACGGAAGCAAAAAAATTGAACGTCACAGTCCAATATCTTGTCATGGCTGATCTCATGGCTGTTGGCTATTCCGAAAACGATGCCTATATCATCGCATATCATGAGAATGAAGGATTGTCGGTGCAACAGAACAACAGCATCCGTACAAATATCGTTGAAAGCGTGAAGTTCAAAAAACTTCTCGAAAACAGACGTACCCGGGTGAAGGATGGCGTTGCAGCACCAGTCATGCTCGATGAGGTTGAACTGGTAGGCACTGAAGAAGTGATGAAAGAGATACTACGCTCTGCAAAACAGCAGCCAGTCGGTTCTAAGGAACGTGCAGACCTCTTTGCCAAGTACAACGAGATTAAGACGAAGAATGAGCAGGGTGTGGAAGACGATACAGACAATATCAACTTTGTTTTCCCACTTAAATGCAACCAATGTCCTCTTCTCTACTCTTACAACGAATACCTGAAAGAGCATGGGGAAGTAGAAATAAGGGCTGTCGAAATGAACCGCATAATGAGTTTGTCACACAAAATCATTCAGGCGGCAAAGGATGCAGAAGAGTAAAAAGAAAAGTGGTCGAATTTGACCACTTTATCTTTTTCACGTAAAACCTGCCGAAATCGGTGGGTTTATTATTTGTCCTCTTTGCCATCAAGAATATCCATCGCTTCCTCGGCGATCTCTTCTTGACGAATGTCTTTGTCGGTAGGTTCATTGTCCGCAACATGCTTGTCGTATTCCTCACGCCAGGCAAGAAAACGCTCCACGGTGCCCTTTGCGTCCTCGATAAAGTTTTTGCCCTCTTCGGTGTCCTGCAACAATGAAGGATTAGCGTATGCTGCAGCTATCATTTCTACTCCATGATGGAAGAATCCGTTGCAGACCATTGAGACGTATGCCATGTTTGACAATGCAGTGCGGATGAAGCCGTCACCACGGCGACGCTCTTCAGCATTCTCGCTGTTTGCCCACTGATAAGCAATCGTCAACATGCCGAACATTTCATAATTCTGAGGAATGCGGACAAGCCATGTCCCTTCGAGGTTACTAAGATTGATACACTCAACACCCGACTTGCTCTTTCCCTTACCTACTGCAAGGTTGGAACGCCAAATGCGAAAGTTTCCGAGTCTTGCAGGCTTTCCGAAAGGTATTTTCACAGGAGTTTCGCTATTTGCACCCATGTTTACAACCTTTGCACTTTTCTTGTCCTTCGTATCACTCATTGATATTGTCTTTTAAGTAGGAAAAAAGTTCGTCAAGAGAAGAAAACACGTCGCATTCGCATACGGTGTGGTCAAGAGAGGTCTTGTAACAGGTTTCACCATCCTCGCCTTTCATGCGATAATGGATATAGCCATGCTGCACAAGGTCTTCATACACATACCAAACTTCATCGCCATTGGAATACTTATAACCGCCATCAGAACGGCTTTTTTTAAGCATTTCAATAAAGGCTTTTGGATCTTTTGCGAAATCCTCAAGTTTGCCGATCATTTCCTGCGGAGAGTTTGCAGTGAAGGCAATTTGGATAACATCGTCCTCGTCAAGATCATCGTCGTTGAGGTAGTCAAGTTCATCGCGGACTTTCTTACACATGTAGAAAAGTTCTAAGTCAGAACTTTCTCCGTTGTCTTTCATTGCAACGGGTTCGACATCTTCACCGCGCAATACCTGCAAGCATTTCTCCATCTGAAGATAAGCGAGCACCAGCTGCTCCCGACATTCATCAGGAGACAACTGGCTGGCGAACGCGGTAAACTTTTTCCTAAGTTTCTTTGTTTTGCTCATACTCGAACTTATTTCGTTTTCTTTGCGGTCTTCTTCGGAGCAGCCTTCGTCTTTGTGGCTTTCTCTGTCTTCTCGGTGTCTTCACCTTCTGAAAGTTCGGCTGACTCACCACCGACATTGGCTTCATTGGCTTGGTTCTCTTCGCCATTGCCATCTTCGGTCTTCTCTCCTTCGCCGTCAAGAGCCAGTTTCTCGGAAAGTTCTTTTGCATCGTCCTCGAAACCTTCCTCAATCAGCAGGGAAAGTTGGTCTTCTTCCGGCATGGCTTTGATCTCTGCAAGACGCTTTGCACGATTTTCCTCGTTCAACTCGCGGATATGCTCATCTGCAAGGTAAGTTTCGTACTCGTCTGCTTCCTTGGAAAGTCCGGCACTGCGTAACGCTGTAACTCGCTTGTCAGTCGGCATCTGCATGATAGAGTCGATGAGTTTCTTCTTCTCATCTTCACTCAAAACTTTCGGAGCAGCCTTCGTCTGTGAGGCTGTTACCGTTGTGAACCCAGTCGATTGGTAAACTTTCGGGTTCTTTTGTCCTACTCTTATTGTTCCCATAATTGTAATCTGCTTTTTGTGAATAAAAAAGATTGGAACTAAAACGCTGGATTGCTGTCGCGTATCTCACCAGTCACAGCGTCGATAAACAGCACGTCGTCAATGTCGCCAAACGTCCACTGAGGGTTACAGTCTTTGGGTCCGACGGGCAGGCGCAGGATGATGAAGTTGCAGTCCTTTGGTAGCACACCATTCCACTCCTTGAGTTTGAGAATTGCTTCCTCGGCTGATAGTTTGATAGGCTGGTCACTCAAATCATCGTCCTCTATCCAAACATCGTTAATAGGCCAAGGAATCTGCGTGCCTCGCTTTACGTTGACATTGATATACTGCACCTGGGGACCTTTGTCCTTATCCCAATAGTAAAACACATCGTTAATGTCGGTGATGTGCAAATCGTCGATGTTGTCAAAGGTCAATGTGTCGTTGAAGATGACGCGCGAATTGCGCCACTGATAGCCGTTCACGGGCTTTCCATGCTGTGCCAACTGATACATAGTCTGACGATGCAACGCCTGAATATGGCTAACACCAGCGGTAAAGTCCTGCACAATACCATCGTAGTCATGGTACGCGATTTCCTGCTTCTTGTTTTCGGACTGGCAGGAACTACAGCCCGTAGCCATAATGCTGACTATCGCCAACAGAAGGCTCAAAAACAAACTTTTTTTCATAATGTTCTCAAAGTTTTTGTTAAACAAATATGTTTCTACGCTTTTTCGAGGTCTGCAATGCGCTCGTCGAGGATCTTTCCGTACTCTGTCATTACGTCGTACTGTTTCTTCAAGAGAGGTTTCTGAACATCAGAAACGGTGGCAAAGTTATCAGAGCCAATAAACTCGCCAAGTTTCTCATGCCGGAAGTAAAGTTCTGCGGCTTCTGCCTTCAGACGGGTAAGGAAAGTTTCTTCCTCGCCGATAATGCACCAATCTTCTGCGAAAACGTCTGACGAAGACGGAACCCATGAGTCTGCCCTTCCATCGGGGTTGACAATGAGCATCTGATTGGTGTAGTCGATGTGCGGATTCTCACGCGACATCAGAATGTCTTTCGCGGACTGCGGGAGCGACTGCATCTTCGGGATGATGTCGGCGTTAATACTTGCGGGAATCTGTTTGACAACGAACAATCCCTTACCATTCCATCCTTTTCTCTGGATGGCTCTGCCCTGTTTCAGAGCGATAATTGCTTTTCCAAAATCCATAATTCTAAAAGTTTTATGTGAAATAATTTACTCTTCTACTTTCTCGTAAGTTTTGTTGAAAATGTCCGGCTTGCAAGGATAGAACTCGCCGTTGACACCCTTGATGATCATGTCGCCTATGTTGGCAAGCATTTTGCCTTCCAACGTTTCAACATAAACACCAAGATATGGGTCACGGCTGTCACCAAACTCGTCAATGTCGAACATGGGGTTAAGATACTGCTCCGGCGTGCATCCCATGAAATCACAGATGCGGTCGAAATTTCTTGCACTCACTTGAATAGCGTCAATAATGACAGGTTTCTTTTTGTACTTCATATATCTAATGTTTTTGTGAATCAGAACAAATCAAACTCAGCAATTTATCGTCTTTCTCGATCTTCTTTGCAATGGCAATCATTGCTATACCGACCAGCAGTTGCTTATTCTTGCTGCCAGGTGTTTCATCAAGCTCCAAGACAAACGGCTCTTCATTCATAGAAGAAACTATCTCGTCAATCTTGCCGTTTTCCAACTCATCATCAAGCACAAGATTCAACGTAGTAGCCGCATACTTCATTATTTTCTCAGGAATGTCTATCGTTATTTTCATGCTTTATGTCTTTTTATAAATTCTTTCCAGTTCTTTCAAATTCTTGCAACTCTTGAAAGAATTAGCAAGAATTAGCAAGAATTATTAAGTTTCTATTAAGTATTTAGGAAGTCTTCGACATCGAGGTAGTCAATGCCAAAGTTCTCGGCACATTTCTTGTCAGAGTCAGAAAACTGCCCGGGCTTACCGCTTGCATCGCCAATCATCAGCATACCATCCTTTTCTTTCATATATTTCGAGGCATAACGCAACTTTACGTCCAAAAAGTCCTGCAACATGCCTGGATTCGGCTTTCGGCACGGGTGAGACTTATCCATCGAAGAGCAATATGCGAAATGGACTTCAACATCGGCTTCATCTTGAATATAGGCAGAATCTTTGTTGAGATAAGCCTGAATGAAATGGGCTATGCCGTACAACTTCGCCTCAAAGTCTTTCTTTGACATGTATTGAGGTATGCCTCCTTGATTGGTGACAACAACAAGGAATCTCAAACCTTCCATCGTCTTAATCTTATCCAGAACGTCCTTCCTTATACGGAAATCCGTGCAATCCTCGGCAAACGTCTTTCCGCTCGCCGTAGTGATCAACGTGCCGTCCAAGTCGGCAAACAAAATTTTCTTCTCGTTCAGATTCATACTCTTATCTTGTTTTTGAAATGTTCGCAACTCTTCTGGGATAGCAAAACGCAATATTTCCCGTCGGTGTAGTAAGGACATCTGCCAAGTGTCGGCTCGCCTTTCAACGAAAGCGTGTTGAACTTCGTCTCAACGGTGACATGGGCACAGTCACGGCACACATGCTTCTCCGCATTAGTCGGTGTAACCCTTGCCTTCGCCATATAAGATTTTTTTGTACGACCTTACCTGCATGAGCCTACCCACTGTGTCATAATGGATAGCCTCAAACTTCATCGCACGACGCAACACCAACCGCTTCATAAACCAGAAACTCTTCTCGGCCATGGCACGGTAGTATTCACTGCATGTCTGGCAATAACGTAGTCTGTCTTCCAAAAGACGCTCGTAACCGATACAGAACGGGAGCGAAAGCAGGTGGCCGTCACGCTCATAATTCTCCAGAACCTCTATCTCGCTCTTGAAAAGTGACTCAAAAGCCTTGATGTAGTTCTTGAAATTGCTGTGTGTCATTTCTGACGGTTTTACAAATGTACTCATATTCCTTTCTGTTGTTAAAATTCTGCCTGATATATCATGTTGCTTATGTCTTCCAAACTCTCCATCACGTCAATGGACGTTCCAGAATACTTGATGGTCGTACACGGTGGCTTTACCATGACATTGTGACCCGCAAAGTTGGCTGTCTCTGCGGCATTGTCAACGACCGCATCAATACACGCGGCACGGATAATCGCTTTCTTGCCATCATAGATGGACGTTACTTCTATAAACTCTTTCAGATTCATAGCTTTATAGCGTAATCAAGTTCGTTCTCACAATACACTTCATAGAATATCCCAGCAGCCTTGCGCACCTTGTGGTAGTTCAGACGCTTCAAGTCCTGGGACAAAGATTTCTCAGACGGAGTTTCCTGACCATAGCCTTTACGCTTGCAGAAGTCAACATACCTGTCATAGAGCGTGGCAAAACTCACCAACTGAGGCTTTTCACCTCTACCCGCCCAGGCACTCGACCTTAAACCATCGTGACGGGCGAAAATGTCAAAGAACTGGTCGTTATACTCCATGTAGTCCTCTGAATTGGTGTGGTCGAAACGGAAACCGTCACGCAATAACATCTTGTAACCCTCAACCATCCAATTACGAATGCCGGACAACTCCTTCTTCAACTTGTCACCAAGACCTGCGTCCATGTCTTCCTCACGAATGCTCTGGTTGAAGTTGATCTCCACTATCCTGCGACGGAAAGCGGCATCCATACGCTTGTTCACAGGACGCTGGTTCATACTGAAGATAAGAAACGGTATGTCGTAGATACGACGGACATTCTCACCAATGCCACGGGCGTTCTGAGGCTCACCACTGCACAGACGCTTGAATGCGTCACTGCCACGGCTTATGTCATTCACGTCAACCTCGGAACAGATGTTGAATATCTTGCCGTCAATGTTGCTCATGGTCAACATGCGACTGATCTGGTTCCTGTCAAGCAACTCACCCATAGATGCCTCGCTGACATTGCCGTAACCATACACAGCCCTCACAACCTCCTCAATGGTGGTCTTGCCATTCGCACCACTGCCAATCAACCACAACGTGTCCTCAACGACATTCGACATCAAACGCCTGTTGACACAACCAAGACCAAGGTATTTCTGCAATTTCAATATGTCCTTCTGACTCAACATCATGCCAAGAAAGGACTGCCACATCTTGCAGGTGGAAGAAGGATCATAGTCGTATGGCAACAAATCCGTAACAGGCATCATGTCGGTAAATGAATGATATACGGGGTTCTCAATGTCGGAGAAATCCCATACTCCATTGCGGAAACCTACAATGGCAGGGTTCTTTTCCAACGGAGATACACAGACACCTGCATAGGCACTCTGCAATAACGTACCCTGCTTCTCTATCCAATCTCCCTTGACAACAAAATCACCTGCACCTGCTGCGGCTATCAATGCCTGTCCTACACTGTCCCTAAACACAACAGGAGACAACGGAGTCCAATAACGACCGTTAAATCCCCATACCTGACACTTCTTGCCGTCATTGCTCATAGATGTACCACGGAAACAACTACAACAAGCATCACGGAGAATCGAATGATAAGCATATAAACGCTCACTCCTACGGCGAGTCTGATAGGCTTTCAATAACGCACCACGGTCAATACAATCACGTAACTGACCGCTGTACCTGCCTATTTCAGCCTTCAAAACGTCAATAATGCACGATTTTTCGCTCTTTTTCGCCATGATGAATGATTATATATATATTATTATCACCCTTTTATTAAATTAAGTTTTTCCTATATAGGAGTGCCATTTATCGTTCACAACCTACATCGGTGCAAAGATAACCCTTTATTTATCGGCATTTCGGACGATGAACGATTTTCTGCATTTTGGCGTGTAAGATTTCCAAGAACCTACACAAAATACATCAGATATTCAGATTTTCAATGCCGAAAATCAAAAAATCGAAAAATAAAAATGAAAAATCTCGGCGAAAGGTCAGTACGGGTGCCCAATCGTGTTAAAAGGGGGTGTGGGGGTCTAAAATACGACTAAAAACGGCAAAAAATAGGCCACATTATAAACATAATGAAACGCCTTCAATGTTTCACGGACAAAATAACAGTGTTTCACGCGCTATTTGTCGCCTC